CTATCATGCCTTTGGTGGTTTCGATCATTAGTTTGAACTCCTAATAAGTGCTGCGGTTGAGGTGTCTGCTGGCATTGTAATTGTGAACAATGTAGTTGATGTTTTATCAGACCCGAAGTCCAATACCGCAATTGATCTATCAGCCTGGGAAGAGTTGTAAATCAATGCGCATCTAGCCGTCAATGCGGCTGTCCAAGACACGTTGGGGAAACTTACGTAGGCGGTGTAACCCGAAGAGCTGATTGTCACGGGAGTAAGAATTTCTCCAGTTGCCGTATAGCCCGCAGCTACTACCTCATCAACGCTAGAGTACACCGTGGTATCGGCATTCAGATTAGCGTTAGCTGTGTACAAAGCAATTTTGATGACGTCCGTGGACAGATCATGGATACCTTGGTATAGCTCTTTTTTAAAGCTGGTGGTTTGGGTCTGAACAATACTCATGATACTTTGACCCTAACCTGACCATCACGATAAGCGTCCATACGTTGTTTACCGTCACCCAAATTCTTGAGTAAGCTAATTGACTGAATGTAACGCTTTTCATACAACGCGGCATCTTCCGCAGACGCTTTCATGTATGTTGCTGCTTCCATAAGCGTACCGTTTAACAACGCCGAATCAAAGTTATCACCAAGCCATGTAACACCAAGACTTGCAGGGTCGGTGATTGAAATGGGGTAGTAGTAATAATTAAGCTCAGCGTAGTAGCTAGCGTCTGGTGTTGGTCCAAGAATAAACGTCAGCTCAGTTGGGTTTGAAGTTTGTGGTCCAAATATAGCGTAGTACTTAGGCTTTGCTACTTGCGATTGGTTTGGATACGCTTCGCGAATAAAGTTTACATCTTTATCTAGCAAATAAAGGTATTCACCTTCAAACACAACACTACCTGTCACGATTGCTGTATTAGCTACGGACAACGTAATGGTTGTACCAACAACCGATACCACAGTAGCGTTTGGCGCAATACCGGTACCGGTTACGTACTGTCCAGCAACAATACCTGTGTTGCTTGCGACAGTTATCGTGAGCGCCCCAAGAGCGCCAGTAGCAGTAGTCGTGTTAGAAGGGTAAATGGCAACGCTATACGCTGACAGAAAATCATTAGGGCACTGCAAATACTTGTTACCGGGGGTTAGAACACCAATTACGTTTTTGCGTAAGTTGGCAATCTGTACCGTGTTATAGATGCGCTGCTCCGCCTGACGGATAAAAATATCCATGTCAGTCGTTGGGAAGTTGTTTTCGCAGTAGTCTTGTACCGCGGTAACAAGTTCAGCATAGTTCATGCCATCGGGCCCCTAGACGTAAAGCCTTTAACAGCAGCGCCAGAACCGCGCTGTTTAATACCGGTAGTTTTAATCCCGGGTTCGTTCTTGCGGTTGTTGTACACACCAACGCTCATGTGCATTGACTCTGTGTCGCTCAACTGCGTTGGCTTACCAGGATTAGATTGTGCTTTAACTTTTTTGCCGGTCATAGTATGAGGCTCCGCGTATACGTCGGCTTGACCGACTTCTTTACCCATTAGTTTCTGACTGTATTTGGCCACGTTAACCACCACGCTGGTTAGCTACGCGTGCCAAATTGCGACCAACTTTTAAAGCCGCGCCGTTTTTTACGCCTGAAGATTTTTTACCACCCATCGTTTCTTTTTGATTAGAACCGCTGTTAGGGAAAATTTGAACGGAAGTCTTGCCTTTCTTAGCAACTCCGTCTGCTGATTTTGTATATGCCATGATTCCTCCTTAGGATACCGTTATCGTTACTGTACCAACAAATGTCGTTGCCACCAAGTAGTTTGGCGTCAACCCCGCATCAACTCCGCTAGCTCCGCCAACCGGATTCCAGCCCCACTGAATATCTCTACTACCACCGCTCGGGTTACCGGCGTTGTTAGGGCCGGAAGTTATATAGGTTGTATCCCTACGCGGATTGCGTAAAGCTTGTGGGTCGTCCACTGGATACATACCCAACTGTAACTGCGGATGATCTGGGTCCCAGCACTCAGGGCAAACAAGCAGGTTATAGATTTTAGTCTTTAAGACTTCTTTCTTTAACTGTTTTAACTTGAACTGTTGGCCACACCGGTCACATTCGGCGATTGCTATTCGGCCGTCTGCAAACCGATTACCCATTAGCTGCCTCCACCAATCTGCATCTGTCTAGGCACAAAGCGGATAGCTGCTGTTTCGCGATCCTCCGTAG